AAAACAGCATCCCGCGCCCCTTCTCCTGCTACCAGCAAAACATCCATTTCTTTTCCTCGAATAGTTGGTGGGCAGGGAGGGACTCGAACCCTCAAAATTACGCTTCTAAAGCGCACACGTAAGCCAATTCCGTCACCCGCCCATTACCACGTTTATCTATTAGGTGTAGTTATAGCTATCAACATCGTATAAAATAGCTTCAATTTTTATTTCGTCGGCATCCAAATAACAAGAAATCGCATATCCAAGCCCCTCGTTCTCAACAATATCCACAACTTCTTCTAACGTAGTCATGCCCTAACCTCACAATCGTTTTTCAAATTTGCATACACGGTTATATCTTTGGCAAAACCCACCAAAGTATCTATCTTCAATGGCATAAATCTTCTAGCAGTTTTATCATAAGCCAAATCTGGATTAAATTGCTGAACAACCACGCGATTAGCACCATATAGCCAAGGTATCAAACACGAAGTTCTCAAGTCACTTATTATTGCTGGCGGAAAAGCCGTAATACGAAACTCATGTTCGGAAAAACTCTTTTTAAGCAACAGTATTGATGCCTTAACTTCGTCAACCAGCTTAGGATCATCATACCGCGCAAGCTCTTGATACATTTCACGATTAAGACCCGTCTTAACATCCATACTTACAAAATCCACCAACTTGTTCATCGTAAGCCAACGCAACATCTGAAAGTTCGCACCATTAGTGTTTAACTTAATCGGCTTGTCGGTTTCAACCTTAATCTTTTCACAAAGTTCTGGCAAATCCTTATGAATTGTTGGCTCGCCCCCACTTATTACAACCCCATCAATCAAATTTGAATTCGAGTTTATTCGCCCAATAATATCATCTAAATCCCACCGAGGCAACTTCTTCCATTCGTGAACAAGTTCTCCAGAATGACAATACACACAATTGAAATTACACCCCGGCAAAAAAATCATAGAAACACAACGACCGGGCCAATCAATCATCGAACTTGGGATATATCCACGAATATCTATCATGCTCTTTGATACACCAAACAAAATTCCGAAGCTGAACCATTAAGCCCTTGGGTTTGATGTTTTTCTACCAACATAAAATTAGGCAAAAAATCCAAGTAGTGCATATCTATATGCTTTATGTTGACGTGCATCTCACTTTTACCAAGTTTAGCATCGCCAATAGCAAAGGGAGATTGCACCACAATTTTCCCATAGGGTTTCAAAACCTTAATTGCTTCAGTGAACAGTATTTCCAATTCCCAATCGTGCATATGTTCAGCAACATCTATGAGCAACACAAAGTCAAAATAGCGCGTAATCAATATCTTAATGAATTCAACCGCATCACCCCACACCAATACAAGACGCTCGGATTCTTCCAATATTTCACTTGCTATTGTTATTGCTGCTTTGCTGTAATCAACTGCAACCACTCTACTAGCGCCGTCGGCAAGTAGGTGCAGGGCAATTTCCCCTCTCCCACAACCCACATCTAAAAATGCCCTATCTTTAGGATCACCAACAATATCCAAAACCTTTCGAAGCCTATTAGTCAAAACATGACCTTTACTATTATTAAATTCTTTCGAGCCCTCACAGCCCAAATCACCCAAATAGTAATCCTTGTCATAAAGTTTTGCTGAAACCTTGTCCGACATTTAATCACCTAAAAAAACCATTTTTTGGCGGGAGTAGGAGGACTCGAACCCCCGATCTTTGGTTTGGAGCCAAAAGGTTTACCTGTTAGCTTATACTCCCGTAATCTTCAATAACACGGCCCTTAGTCTCTTGTACCAAGGCAACTTTTCTTTTTCTTTTGGCTCTTCTTTCTCTTCATCTGTCTTCAAAAACCACAATAGCTTTGCTATACATTCATCACACAAATCCATACGACATATATATAGACCAGAACGTGCATCAATGTCCAATGAATACCTACAGGGCTTTTGTCGGCCACAATAATCACAGTAAACGATAGCCCCACCAACTTCGATCTTACCAAGACAACTCTGCTCTCTCTTGAAGTACCACTTGTTTAAGCAGTTGAAACAAATCTGACCGTGATTAAGGTGTTCTTCGTCGTCAAAAATATAGGTTCCAGTTGTTTTGTTATAAAGCCTTAACAAGGACCCCATCAGCGAATCGGTATTTTTTAACAGCTTTGCTCGACAAAGTCTACAATAGTTTTCCGTAGTCATTTTTACCTCAAAAATATCAAAAACATTCTTATGGTGATTGGAATAAGATACAACAAGGCAAAAATTCCGACAAAAATTATAGGCAAGACACCCACTCTTAAAAGTTTCCTAACCCCAATATAATCGCAGAAATGATTGGCACACTCTCTACAAATATTTATGTCCGAACATGATACCAAGTCAGTGCCAACAATAATACAAAACTTAATCGGCCTTATTTTCTTGCAACGGTCACACCAAGTTACCAAACCACTAACTTTAGGCTTTTCAAATTCCTCATCATGTTCGCCAACAAAGCCCTCTAAACAATTTCTACACATAATTGTCGAACGGCATTCTACCCAATACCCTTCAAAATTTTTCCTTTTAAGGTGAACCAAATCAACACTAAAACCCTCCCTTTTGTCTTCTGGTAATAAACATTTCGAACAAATTTTCTTTTTCATCCCATTATCCTTAGTATTTGGCTCCAGGGGCTGGATTCGAACCAGCATAGGTCTTTCGACCACGGGTTAACAGCCCGCTGAACACCTTTGTTCCACCCTGGATTTTATATCTGGAGCGGAGAGAGGGAATTGAACCCTCAACATTCAGGTTGGAAACCTGACACTCTACCTAATTGAGCTATCCCCGCCAAATCCCTCTTCCCAACCCTCATCATTTCAACGCAACATTTGCTGGTAGTAAGTTCTTACACGTAAAGCGTAACAATGTAAGTTGTTGGCCTTCAGTCGTATCGTGTCCCTTTGGCCAATCGGGAAACTAATAGTCGCATATTTCTATGCAATATTTTGATGGTAATCTCCACCAACACAGAGTCCGGTTTTACCTCCGGACAGGCTGCAACTCTCATGCGTCAAAAGACTACACCAAATTTTTTCATTCCTCTGGTTCTGTCTCCGTTAGAATATTTGTCCTTTGAATTAGGGCATTGAGCGCCCTTGCTTTCTTAGCAGCCTCATCAGCTTTTCTCTGCATGTCTTTCACGTCAATACATGAAATAAATTTGATTTCATTTCTCGAAAAACGATCCCGCGAAACTTGGCCTTGATTAGCAAAATCGCGATATGATATCTCTCTTGCCTTCCACATTTCGCGTTCCGTAATTAGCTCAATGAGCCTAGTATGCCCAACATAAGTCTCATAATTCCAGTACGTCAAATCCCCCGTAACAACCAACAATTCCTGCTCGACCTCTTCCAGTTCCGCGATTAAATCATTCGGATTCTCGGAGGGCTCGTCCCCTTCTTGCACTTGGGAATTAGCCACTATCCGATGCTTTAAATTCCCTTTTTTGATTTGAAGGTTTTTCCTCTTGTCCAACAGATCCATTATCGTCGGCATCGCTTTTCTCCTGTTCTTCTTCCACAATTTCTTCGGTTTCTTTCTTGAACTTCTCACGATTATATTCAATATCTCCCATCGCCGATCCTGGTGGTGGGACATGACTTCGTTTTTTAGGAATCTTCTTTTTCATTTTCATTGGTGGACAGGGGAGGATTCGAACCTCCGAACCTAAAAAGGATCTGATTTACAGTCAGACGAATTTAACCACTTTTCTACCTGTCCCTATGAGGGGGGAGGTTGAAAGGATCAAAGTACCTCCCCCCAATACACGTTCCCGACTCAAAAACACAATCTAACCATGGAAAGGCACGTTTTTCCCTCCGTTTTGAGGCACAAAACAACTCTTGAACAAATCAACAATTCGCACCAACACTTCGAACGGCGTAAGCATTATATCAACAACCATAAGGAAAGGGACAAAAACCTCACTTCCAGCGCCAATAAAACACGAAGCGTAAATCATCGCTAGCCCTGAAACCCAAACCGTCCCAAAAAGCCCAATCCAAAACCACCAACCCCAAAAATAAGTACCAAAAAAACAAACAGTTGTTGCCGCATACAAAAACACAAACGCCTTGATTGCCGAAGTCAAAACCCTGCCCTTTTCGACCTTCTTAATCTCTTGTTCTATAACCTTAATTCCCTTTCTCCACTCTGGCAACAACATACCAAAACGGGAGAGTTATAATACACGCAATTATTCCACCAATTACCACTATTAGAGTATCTTGACTCACCACATCGCTCTTTTCACCAAAAACCTAAAATTTTCCAAAATGCCATACCTAAAATAAAACCAATAGGGAATCCGATCAAAACGCCTACAATCTTTTTCTTAAAATTCATGGGAACCTCCGCACGTCTTAGTGGCACACATTACTCTACCTTCGTAATATGGATACTTCTCGCAATGATGCCAACAACTGGCACAACAAATGTCCTTTGTTTTTCCTTTCTTGTGTTCCACCAGAAATTCGCAATTACACCATTTTTTACATCTATATCGTTTTCTTTTTGACATCTTGCTGGAGGCCAGCAATAAGATTCAAACTCATAAAATCATGATTTGCAATCCGGCCCATTTATCATTCTGACATACGGCTTAAGAAAAATCAACATCATAAATCCTACAAAGCTTGGCAACAATAACCCCTGTAAAAACCCAACAAGCTGCACTACTTAGTGCTAAGGACCAAATAAAGTAACAAAGTAAAAGCAAAATACAAACATGATTATCCTTTGTTTTGGAGCCGCCACCCAGGTTTGAACTGGGATTTTTCGCTTACAAGGCGAAAGTTCTACCATTGAACTATAGCGGCACTTAGTAACTTTTTCCCTCGGCGTAACGTTTCCTTCTATAGTATCTTCCGTTTCCCTTATTCTTACCCTTGTATGTTTCGGTTTGTGCATCACAATTTGGGCAAATCTGCCTCAAATTACTCAAAGCCCAATTTGTGGAATCTCCGTTAATATGATCTATTATAGTGGGTGCTGGCTGCCCGTTCCATTCTTCTATACCGCAAATTGCACAAGTATTTCCAAAGCGTAATCTAAAGTATTTTCTAGCAAAATTAGGACTCGGCCTACAAAAACCAGTTCTCTCAACCTCTTCTATATTCTTATAGAAAATAAACTGGCTACTACATAATATGCTACAAAACTTCTTACCAGATCCTTCAATTGTCTTATCGCAATAAATACATTTTCGTTGAATCTTTTCGCGACCACCATAGCCATTTGCTCTATTGTATTTTCCCAAACACGAAGCACCACAAAAATGCGTCTTATACTTTCGAGCTTGGTTAGGCTCTTTCTCAACATTCTCTCCACACCAATCACACTTAACAGTTACTAATTTCTTCTTAGGCCGCGACCTATGCCCAAACCTGGCGGCACATGACAGATTACAAAATTTATGGTTCTGTCGTCTAAGCTCGGCAGGAATCTTTTTAACCTTCCTGCCGCACTCATCACACTTGACCTCTACTAGCGTCTGCATTTCAACCTCCCATCTTGGAACTAAGTAATAGACTCTATTACCCTATACACAAAACGGGGCAAGTTGAATTAGATTTGTATCCTTATTTTGGCTACAGCCAAACTACTCCAGCGGATCTATACCTTTATTTCGGTTAGAAAAACAAACTTTTGATGTGCATCTTGTTTTGTATTTTAAACACACAACAATCCCTAAACCACAAGAACAATCAAGCGTTACGCGGTTTCCCCTTCTTTCACATTCTATCGTTTGATCTCGAAAACTTATGTACCCAAAACCTACAGTAGATTTTACCTCAGAAACCTCACAAAGAATTTCAGGATTAATTCGTATCCTTTTAGCGCAATGGGGACAATTAGTATCTACCGCATCTAAAAAGCCCAACTCGCCAGCAAAATAATCCTCAATGTGACCAATAGCTTTACCACAATACGGACAATCGTGCTTACCATCTAATAGGTCTTGTAATGCATCGCGTTTCGCCATCATCTACTCCCGCATAACATTGACGTCCTTCCACGTTGAAATTCCTTTACTTGTCTATCCGCACCATCGCGCCTTCTAGCATCTGAATTTTTCTCTGCATCCTTACTTCCCCAACCATTCATCTTCCAAAATTTGCACATCAAACATCCAGCGCGTCTGTTTTTCGGTCTGCCCCTTTTATGGTTCATTTTACCCCCTTATATTCTGGTAGGCCCACCAGGATTCGAACCTGGACACTCTTGCTTGTAAGGCAAGCGCTCTAGCCGTTGTGCCATGGGCCTTTGTTTATAAGGTCGCACGATTAATCGTCAACCAATATGAGGACACAAATGGGTTGAACAAACATGCGTGGAGGTGTTACTCAGTACCATCCGCAAGAAAATACTCGTGCGACCTAATATAATGGTGGACTCGCAGGGAATCGAACCCTGAAATTCTAGCTTGCAAAGCTAGCGCCTTTCCCAATCGGCCACAAGCCCTTATTTTTTCTCGTTAAACTCTGTTATCGAAATCCCTTGGTAACATTCAGCAATCAAATACTTGTTACCCTTTATCTCCACAAGGTACACGTTACCAAGCCTGGGTGCAGAAAAAACCAATTCGGTTTTACTGGTAACGTTCGCCCTTCGAGCCTTGTCTTTCTTTATACGTACAGCACTAAAGCCCACACATACTAACACCAAACCTAAAGCAGCTATCATCAACAAAATACTATTTCTCATTTTCTTTCCTTTACTGGTGGGAGAGGCAAGAACCGAACTTGCGCCTACGGGTTTTCAGCCCATCGCTAGGCCACTCAGCTACTCCCCCCCTTAAGCAAATATTTGTTCGAGATTGCTTTGAAACTTAGCCGACCAGCAAGTGTCTCTGAAAAACACTCCATTTGAGGACGAAAAACTAGGCCCTCTCGCCAGTTATCAGTATCGTCATACTTGCCATCAGCCATAGTCAACAATTCCTCAACAGTAAAGTCGAAATGGTCTTTCACCATTTCAATTGGAACAAGTGGAATCTCAAGTTGGCGAGTAAATTCAACTAGCTCCACGAAATTCACATTTCTTCTGTGGGCCAAGTCCCAAATATCAAATATGAACAGTCGTAGCTCAGATAGCCCCAACATATTCTTTTGAATGCTTGGTCCACAAATTTCTCCGCGAATAGCAAATCTCGGAATTCTTGCCATCTTAGTAGCCAGATCATACTTGGCGGCAATTTTCCCATATACATTGCCTTCATCAAGCGCTTTGATCATCTTCCTAGAGCAAGCACAAAATTCACCATCTTTCATAAGCGCAGTAAAGCTCGTTCCGTTCAGCTTTACAGTTGCGTAATATGGTTTCCCCCTAAACTCATCCAAACACTCAGCACAAGACTGAATTCTAGTCTCGTCTGTTATAGGCAAAAGATCAAACGGAAAATGTCCTATCGAATCACCTTGGTCAAAATTATTAGGAGGCTCATACTTCTGCACACCCAAAACCTCCGTAACATCTGCCCCCTCGACGGGATTAGTAGGACCAAGATCAAAAAATTCAATGGGCATCAAAAGCCCCTGCGAAAGATTTCCCCTAATCTTCGCGGTTTTGACCTTGAATTTCCTCTGCCTCATAAATTCAAAGCAAGGCAAATCAGGCACAATCGAATCAATCTCGAAATACACCGCCAAATCACCTGGTTGAAAATCACCCTTGCGCACCACAACTTGCCATCCATCCACATAGGCAAGCTCAAGAGCATCGGCGTTTTCTGCCGGTTTGATTTCTTTAATTTTCTTTATGGACGCTAGCTTTCTCATTAGCCGAACACTCCAAAATAGTATCAATTGGAAAATGAATCAAATCAAAAGCTCCATAAATCACAAACGAAACAACATTGCTTTTCTTCCTAACCCACACTTTCCTTTTCTGCTTTCCCCATTTCAAACAGCGAGAATGGCTGTAATGAAATATGTCGATATGCTTACCTTTTATCCCTCCCCCTACGTCCTCAGCAGAAAAGACGGTGGGAAAACCTTCAACTTTTAGTTTGCTTCGCAATCGAATTATTTTAGGATCTACTGCGACAACACCATAACGAGCAGGAGTCCCAAGAAAAGTCCTCCCATCAGCGTAACGACCACAACACTTGCCACACGCACAATATCTTGTAACACGAAAGGTTCCTTGAAAATCCCAATATCCGTCAGGTTTTGCCGTAGACGACAAAAGCACCACAAACAATAAAGTTTTCATTTTTCCCGTTCAACAATAATAAAATGCGAATCCAATAAAGGATCAATAACGGGTTTTACCTCTGTCTCCCAATCAAGACCACCGTTATTACAACCAGGCCGAACCAAATACATGGTTTCATGACCCCAAACCCTAGTAAATAATGCCCCCAAAATCCTAGCGCTTTGCTCAATCAACTTTATATCAGATTTTTCTCTCCAATTATGCTTAGTCGGAAAACTAAAAATACGATATTTGTTTGGTCTACAATGCTCTTTATTGCCCCTAAAATTAAACTGCCCAATGGCAATGGGGATATTCCCGAATCTCTTTATCTTTTGACCCAAGATTCTGTCAATTCCTGGGAACATTTCTCGCGCTTGAAGCGCGATGCCCCTACCCATCACACATTTGCCCTCTTTCGTAACACAACCATTGGTAGTTATCGCCACACAAGACGAATAACGACCAAACTCCCAAATGTTGCCAAACTTTTCGATCATTTACAAACCACCTTAGAAAGATCGGCAATGTTCCTCGTAAATAAATCAGCAACTGCCATTACAAGACTATATGTATGTATACGATTGTTGGTGACCCCAAGGGGATTCGAACCCCTGTACCCGGAGAGAAAGTCCGGTAGCCTAGGCCGCTAGCTGATGGGGTCAGAATCGTATGCATAGGACGTATCCTCATCTTGGTTCGATACTCTATTATAGCCCCCAAAGGGACAAAAGTCAAGGTGAAAATAAAATAAATCGTAAGTCGTTGTACAACAGTCACTTACGACATCCCACCCCCCATTAACCCAAAATACTATTCAATTTTCAAAGAACATTTAGTAAAAACAAAAAAACAGGGCGACAAACCTAAGCCCGCCGCCCTGCTATCATTAAATTATCATGAATCTTATATGTTAAAAGCTTCCAAAAATTATACAGCGGCCATCAAGAACACCAAAACCGACCTCTGATCTTGCGTAATAGCCCATCTTTCCTCTACGGTGCATACTCTCATCTTCAAACACTTCTAGTTCTTGCGAAACAGGCATCACGAAAGTTCCAGGATGCGTCAAGTCCATACCGACACAAAGTTCTTTATCACCACTTACAAGAGAAGCACCAAGCACATCAACAGCATATTTCTGATATTCAGCGTTTTCTCCAAACTCATCCATATCATGCAGATTCACTCCGTAAACTCTTGATATTTTTCCGTCCTCAGATGTCAAAATCTCACGTTTTGTAACTTCGTCAATTTGTGTATCGGTCCAATTTCTAATATCTTCCAAAGCTTCCGGAGAAATAAACAGGTCAGTCAATTTAAATCTTCGAGGACTTGCAGTATTACCACCACCGCGTCTACGCATAACCGTTTTCATCAAAGAAATAAGCCTTAGAGTAAACTGACCAGATGCAGCGTTAGCGTCATAAACATAAATACCACGATTTACAGCAGCAGCCAAAATAGTATGCCAACCATCGTCGTTCATTTTCTTTTGATAACCAGCCATCATACTGTTCAAAGCACGGCCAACAACATCCCAACGAGCCTGACGAGCATATTTTAGACCCCAATCAATAGATGTCGCAACATCATAGGTACTAACCAACACTCTATCAGAGATCACTTGTCTTTCAGGAATCCGAGCCAAATCCGGCATCGTATAAGCATTAAATTCGTGCTCTGAGCCAGGCACTACAAAATCAATAGGATATTCAATAACACCTTCTGGATCAACAGGATTTAACTCGAAAATACCACTAATGATATCTCCACTGAAAATACCTTCCTGAATAACATTACCGAACTCCAAAGCAAACGCTTTTTGAGCCGCCATTGCTACTTCTTTGTCTTTGCTACCAGTCGCTCTCAGAAAAGCTTTTTCTTCCTCTGTAATATTCCACAAAGCCTTTGGATCAGACAGCAATTTCTTAAGCATTCGATTCACCCCCTTGTCACTATACTATCGGGTTTTTACCTCACCTACGAAAGAAGAACTTCCAATTTAGCATATCCATTCTGATCTTTACTTGACCAAAATTTGCCAACAGTTGGAGCAGTATAAGACCCCCCACCACCATTAGTAGGACTTACATTTCCAGAACCACTTAAATAAGCCGTACTGCCAGCACTTGGAGTACCAACAATCATATTTGTCACAAACCAACCATGTTTCACCAACGCAACCTTACTGCCAAGAGCCTTTTCCTGCTTGTAAACATTCAAGCGGAATTTTGTAAGATCAACATCAACCATTTCATCCAACAGCAATCCAACAGGATTTGCACCAGAAGGATCAGCAACATAAGTTACAACAGCAACTGTATCTTGGTCTAGCGCAACACCAGAACCACCAGTTGAAAGAGATGCGATACCACCCGGCTCAGCAGCTTCATTCATTGTGAAGCCAGCTTCGGTAGCCCAAATTTCACGGTCCATTTTCAGAGCCATATTATTCACCCCCTTAATCAATACAACCTTGGGTTAACACACAGATTATTCTTCTACTTCATTCCCGGCCAATCGCGCCAACGCTTTCCTTGCAATTGCCCTCATTCCATCTTCACCCTCTTGAGCTTTAGCAGCCTGGGCAGCTTTTGCCCCTTCTACTTTTTTATTTTCTTCATCCGCTAAAACCTCAGTAGCTTCAACAGCTTTTTCTGCATCAGTTTCTCCATTTTCTTCCTCGTCATTCATACGCTCAATCTTAAGCTCATAAGCCTTGACTTTTTCCTGCTCAAACTCAACATCAGACAACTCGGCCAACCGAATTTTTTCGGCATCGGCGTCTTCAACATCAGCCTCATTAATAACAGAAATTTCTGCATACCGAGACTCGCCAGTTTTGGCTTTCTCAATCGTGTCCAACTGAGACTTCATTTCATCCATAACTTTGGCATCCTCTTCTGCCTTCTCAGTCATTTCCGCAATTTGCTGATCTTTTTCTTGAATTGCAGTTGTCATTTCCTCCGCTTGGGTTTTAACCCCATTAAGCTGAGTAGTAAGCTCAGAAATCTGAGTATCTTTTGCCGTCACAGATTCTGTCAAACCAGAAACCTGACCCTCCAATTCTTTGATACGATCTTCTAGCTCTTTGCTCATTTCGTTATCACCTCCCTTACTTTGGTTGATCTCACCCTTCTCTGCTTCGGTGTTTCCATCACCAATTCTCACAACCGACATTGCTGGATCTAATCTGTCCAGCGTTATTTCTCTCTTTAGTGCCAACGCCGCTATGGATTTCTCCACTTCATTGCCGACGCCGTAAATTATAGAGTCGGGATTTGCAGGATGTTTAACAAGGCCAATTCCATCAAATTCGATATTACGCAAAACCCTACCAATTCTCCTACCTTTGTAAACTCCATCCCCGCCGTTACAACGCAAATGACTATCTAAAAATGATGTTCGTTCGTTTCTCTTGACAATCCCAACATCCGCAATCATATAATCGTAATCAGAAAACCAGCATTCCATACTAACAAAAAGCTCATTGTTATTCGCCTGTTCCTGGATCGCCGTAATCCTATCGGCAAAACGCATTCCATAAAGAACACCGCGAACAGCGACATGAAAATCTTCTGGGACCCCTTGATCCTGTGTCCCATCAGCAACTACCGATAAATCCTTGGTAATTACAACAGTATCCTTCATGTGCCCCAGAATCTGATCTTCGACATGCTCCCAATCAATAGGCTTATCTTTAGGACTATGTCTCGCAGCCCAAGTCTCCCCACTATCAAAAACATCATCGTTACGATTCCAACCAGTACTGACCAAAACTGAATCAATAGTCAAAAGATAAGGCTCTTGAACATTGGCCTCACCAAAAATCTCATCCAAACGCGCAGTAACCTGACGATCTACATCTGGCATATTGGCAACCAAACCATTCAAACCCTCAATTGTATCTTGAGTCTCTGCTGCCAACACGTTGCCAGTAGTTACTCGAAAAGATCCGCTTTGGTCAATAAATGTATTATAAGGACTAAACGCTTTCGATATATTCTCTTGGAAAACAGCACCTATATGAGCTTTTGCATAAAGCAAAATCTTATCTTTAGGCATAAGAAAAACTCCCTAGCACATAACTCTTGCGCATCCATTACTTTATACACAAAATTAGCCTATTTTTTGAAAACGTTGATCAAAAAACCGGGAACAAAACGATCTAATTCCTCTCTAGTTATGATTTTCTCCCGCGAATCTTGAATTTCAAAAGCCATTGCGCCTTCTTCTCGCTCAACCGGATGACTAATAAATTCAGTCACTTTGTACAATACTTCGTTTGCGGTTTGCTCAGCCGTAACGTACGAAATAGTTACTCCGGCGCGTGGACTAGCTTGAAACAATATATGAACACAGTCTTGAACAGGCGCATCATCAATCGATATTACCGTGTTCAGAAATGTACCATCTGAATTAATTTTCAAAATTGGTTTAGCCATTTTTCTTACCTTTTTTAGTTTTCCTCAAAATTTTCTCAGCTTTTTCTTCTTGCTCTTTCAGAATAGAATCTATCACAATCTTTTCTGTAAACGAGAGCACAAAACCCTTTTCATTTTTCAACAACTTAGAGGCATGTCTGCGAAGGTGTCCAATAGCCCTTTTTCTTTGGGGACTTGTTACCCCCTTCATCTGTGGGGCGCGAGATAAGGCGTTACGCAAATGCGGAACATCTACCGTACTATTTTAGGTAGGGGACTTAACGGCCTTAGTATGATGGGGAAGCTTGCGCAAACTTCGAGGCTTGGTTTTACCTTCGCTGTCCTTCTTACCGCCAGAAAGAATAAGGGCAAATGCAATATCAGGAAGATTATTAATATATTTCCTATCCCAAACCTTTGAAAAACTTACATTAGCCTCTTCATCACGAAGCTCTTCAACAAACTCAAACCCCTTCTCTTTAATGAGCCTATCAAAAGCATCTAAAACCACGCTGCCACAAGCACCAGAAATACCAGCATTTACCAAGACTCTTTTCTTCATGGCCCCCTAGCCCTTCTTGTTTAGCACTTTAAGTTTCTTAATAATAATTTTTCTCTGATTTGAATTAAACCCATTGAGCTTAAGCTGAGTATCAAGTCCACCAAAAAAGTCATCAATTACACCCTCACAATATTTATTCAAAACTTCCGTAGCAATCTTATTGGCAGTTTCATGATCCACAGGAACGCCAAACTCACCCGCGCCAAGCTCAATAGCAAGAGCAATAAGACTTACAGCAGTACCTTTTGGTTCACCTGTATATTCACCATCCTCTTTAACACAAACCAGTCCTTTTAAAAGATCATCGTCTTGGTTATTATCATCTTCACAACCCAAACCAATCACCAAACCTACAATCAACAATACCGCCACTTTCCTAAACATCATATCCTCCTAACAAAAACCACAACGCCCAATTGCCAACGGGTGTGAATCATATCGCCGTCCACAATTAGAACAATAACCAAAAACACCTACCCCTGCACCCATTAAAAATTCTAATCTACTAAACGGAATGTACTTTGTGTAGCCTGTAAACCCACGTTTCTTTTTCCTTTTCTTTCCCATTTATCCTCCTATATTAGCACGCCGTTTGGTACTCAAACATTAGACAAATCGTCAACAGGTATCTTCCATAAACAACGTTTACAGCACTTAACCCCAACGTCTTTCCTAGTCATAATATCCACAGTCTATCCTCCTATAATCCCAACTGTTTCCGACAAATCGCCCAGCTTGAACTCATTAAATCGCGTCTTTCATCTTTGTTGGGCTCTCGACCTTTCTTGCTTCGGAATTTATCAACAAGTTGTTTATACACTTTTCTGACGCATCTATCTAGCTTTTCAGGCGCTTCTGTCCTTAGAATTGACTCGACAAAACCATCATCCACAACTGTATCGGGCAAAGTGTTGGCAAACACCTTAAAGATTCTATCGTCCAATTCAGCAGTTTGTTCGCCAGTCAAACTCTTAACATATTTCGCGCCAACCTCTTTCAAATATCTATCGGTAACAATAGACTCAGTATCGCTAAGAAGTCTTTTAGCCACATCCTGATACTGCACTAAGTTGTAGAACTCTCGCACCAAGGCCAACTTACTCTGGCTAGCCCCCTGCGGTTTTGTTTCGCGCTTTGTATCTTGGTCGCTAGGATCGGGATCGTTATCAGGTCTACCTGGTTTTTTTGTCTCCTGATCTTTCTTAGTATCACCCGGATTTTCAGGTTGATAATTTGGATCGGTATGCTGCATCAACATTTCTATCACTTGTGGATTCATAAACGGCCCAAGTCTTAACAACGCCTTTGGATCTTCTTCACGGTCATGTTCTTCGTCAACTAGTCGCGATTTCTCCATGAACCAAGACTGATCCACCATTCTCAGCACTCCCTCGTTACTCAACAAACCTCTATCCCACATCTGCATAGCAATCTTAAGTCTGCCGATTTCATCAGTGAAACTTGGAAGATCAAAGTGGACAATTGGTTTTTGTCGGAAATTTAGCTCTTTGCTTACATCGTTAATTACGGCGTTTAGCCAATCAAGCAAAACCTCGCGAATATAAACCAATCTTTCGATAAGTGGTTTAACCGACATTACTTGGCCAGCAAAATTAGATGGTCCACCCTCAGTCCCTAAAAGCGCAGCCATTCCAAAGTCTGCCAAAATATCACTATTCACAGCAACATACTTTTCCGCACCAAGAATCTCTCCAACAGGAGGATAATCAGTTTTATAGTCGATCAAACTATCCCAAATTACATCTAACACGCCTCCACCTGGATTAGATGCTAAAACATTGGCTAGTTTGCTAAATGCAGCAGGGCCGGGAATTATCGGCGGTGTTAGTGAGTGATCTCCCAACTTCCAAATTCTAACCGCGTTTATTACCCCATCAGCAGCGGCCTGATCCATATCGCGAAGTTTTCTTTTGTACTCAATATCATCCAATGCGGCGAAAATCAAACTGAAAGCCCAATCCTGCCAATCATCTTTCTTGTAATGACCAATAAATACTCGATCCATATTCAAAAAAACCTTGCCATTATTTTTATCATATTTCTTAATAAGATTCTCGCCCAAAAGCTTCTGAATCTCTTTATCGCCCCTTTTACTCAAAACCTTTCGAGCATTAGATGTGATATTAAGCACAAGCTCTGGATCGTCAAGATCTGTATTTCTTTCCAGATCCAATGCCAGAGGATTCAAAAGAACAAATTTGTAGGGGATATTGGCAGTCCGTTTTTTGAGAACCAAATCTGCCCGAAGATTCAGGACAACCACATTCCCCATTCGCAAAAGCGTATTAACGAACCTCTCTGATCTCTGAATCAGACGAGCTTCTGCGCCCCACCTGTTCCAAAAATCTTGCACGCTTCTATTTGGATGCATTATTCTTAAACCTTTAACCGCTATTTCTGCCATCATGTCAGTTATATTCCGCACAATACCGATAGTATAGTAGGCGGTAAGTGAATCCCTCATAATGGCTTTAGCAGTATTAGCCGTAACCTCGCCAGTTTTCGAGAACAGAGAGGTTTCGTGTTGTAAATTGTAGCCTTTTTCTCTTGTAGTGGTCGTAGCCTTGCTATGAAATCGGAAATTTCGCTTGGTCGAGGACATAATACCATCAAGACTATCGTGTGTCGGCACACGCCTTTGTTCTTTCGAGTCAAAGGAAATGGGTCGCAATAATCCATCTCGACCCACAGTACCGTAAAACATATTCTTAGCTGTGTTTTTATCGTTTTTGGCCATGCCCTCCCTACCTCAAATAGATTACAATTGTATTGCAATCTATTTATACACAAAAATCTTAGAAGATTATCTTGCCCTTACCCTTTTTCCTGTCAACGACTGTAGTGGGGCCAGTGTTTGGACCCTCATAGATAGACAAATCCGTTGATTCAGTGTCACCCCTCCTGATCGAATCAACCGTGCCCCCAAGGGCGACATACTCAAAATCACCGCCATGAATATCTTGGAAATAATGGGCAGCATCGTTGGCCAATAGCACCGAAGTGTAACGGTCCTTCAGGTTCACAGGAGTATCGTTTTCAATCTGTAGTAAAATAAACTGCTCTTTTGCTGTCCTTGTCTCTGACACAGTAATACATGAAATTTCTGTTTTAGCTGCTTGAATCTCCAAATAGATATCTTCCAGAGGATTAAACCCCAGACCCTGACCTGCAACTGGATTGGTTCTATAGCGAGGAAATAGGAGCCTTCTAATCTCGAAATCATTGAGCATCGTGTGGTTAGCTTCAGAAAGCCAAATACTACTCTGAAAATTTCTCAGAACCATAATATGAAGCCCACGGTGCAACTTGTGATCATTATCATCCACTTCCCAAATAGGAACATCGTCGGCCCTAAAAAACTCGTCAAGTTGCAGAAGACTTAAAACTGATCTTCCACCACCACCAGCATCCATACAAATCTGCACAATATTAAAACTTTTAACTAAATCTTGAATAGCCCTTGCGCCAGCATCATAAATACTCTTAGTCGTTGGGTCATTCTTTTTTAAATTCTTCAAACCCTTTACACTAATAGTAAGAATATTGACAATCCTGTTGGGAGGACCTAATTCGATAATGGCAATAGCAAAATTATCATGTTGCCCATGAGAAGGATCTACCCCCATAACATACGCCTTATTTGGATCTCCCTTGACGAGAGGTTCAAAATCGACTTCCTCACCAGCATCGTTCACAAAAGGACATGTGGCATATTCAAGAGTTGACATTCGGAAAAATCCATCAGAATCACTAGCAAACTCCGCCATATATTCCATGTTAAATAGCATCTTAGGCATAGTGGCACTAGCTTGTGCAATTAGCTTTTCATCTAAATAACCATCTGGCAAAGACGTGTAGGGCATCTTTATAATAGAAAAATCACGGTGGTCAAGATTTTCTATGTCGGTTGCAAATTCTTCGCCAAGATCCTCCATAAATTGTTGAGCATTATCTTGACAAATCTTATTTTTGATTATTGCCTCGTATCTTTTATAATCTTGATAGAAGTGCTTGAAATGAAAACCAGCAGTTCCACTCAAAACTATTTGGTTCCAGTTTTTATCGGTTGTATCCACCCTTGAGGTGTCTATACCTTGCTCCCTAAGCATATCCATAAGTCTGGTCCACTTAACAGCCTGCACAGGATCTCGTTTAACAGAACCAAAACCACGAACAACTACTTGGTAAACTTCATAGGGAACAGAGTCATATTCATCAACCAAAATATAGTGCGCACGCAAACCCCTGATCTTTGTGCCATCACCAAGCGGAATGCTCATAATAATTGATTCGCCAATTTTCAGAGTGCAACCATCGTTCTGTCTCTTGGGGCGTTCACCACCACATGAATGTTGAAGAATTAGGCTTTTTTGCCAAATTGTATCTATGTATTCAAAAATAATTTTAGATTGGCGAAAAGCACCACCGACCAATATGACTCTTGCCCCCTGAAAAAAGAGTGCCCGAAGAACGGCATAAACGGCGAGAATAAAAGAATTGTGAGAAATAAACCCGTTCGACCAAAAAGAATGCCCGTCAGGAATATGAACATCATAAGTAATACAACTAGATTCTTTTACATGTTCCACAATATCATAAAAATAATTCTTATTAACAAACTCACGAAGCTGGTCAACCTCCAGAGATGAAAAATTAGCCCAATCACAAATATCTAATACTTTACCGGCCAAACCATAGGTTAATCCGTAGTTATTAATTCTGGAATTAGTAAAAAATCTGGCATCATGATGTATTGAATTCCCACTATCGGACAAATGTTTTTTTAGTTTTTTTCTAATAGATAGCAACAACTTTTTAATCGGTATTGTATCAATATTAGTATT